CAAATTAGACAATTATCCAGATCAGCAACTGTAGCTGGAGCAGTCGGTGGAACTGCGACATTTGATTCAGGTGATCAAAAGGTAGTTCATGAGTATCAAGTAGAAGACATTTGGCCTTCTGAGATTGGATCAATTGATCTTTCATATGAAAGTTCAGATGCAATTGAAGAATTTACTGTTACCTTCCAGGTTCAATACATCAATTCTTCTACCTTTAATGATGATGGTACTACAGCATAGTAAGAAACTAGGACTTAAAAACTTTGATAAATAGTCCTAGAAAGGGCATTTTTTAAATAAATCATGGCGAAGTTATTTGGGTTCTCGATAGAGGACAACGAACCACAATCTCCTGGAGTAGTCTCACCTGTTCCCCCTAATCAAGAGGATCAGTCAGACTACTACATGAGTAGTGGTTTTTTTGGTCAGTATGTTGATATTGAAGGTGTCTATAAGACTGAAGTTTCGTTAATTAAAAGATATCGTGAGATGGCACTTCATCCTGAAGCGGATAGTGCTATTGAAGATATTGTAAATGAAGCCCTTGTTTCTGATAGTAAAGACAGTCCAATTGAGATTAATTTAGATCATTTAAATGCAAGTGATGGTATTAAGAAGACAATAAGAGATGAGTTTAAGTTTATTCTTGAGTTATTAGATTTCAATAGAAAGGCACATGAAATTTATAGGAATTGGTATATTGATGGTAGATTGTATTATAATAAAGTAATTGATATTAAGAATCCTCATGAGGGGATACAAGAGTTAAGATATATCGACGCAATGAAAATGCGTTATGTGAGACAAGAAAAGAAACAGAAGAATAATGTCCGTCCATTAACTGTAAACACAGGCAATCCTACAGATTATGAGTTTCCTGAAATAGAGGAATACTTCTTATATAATCCTAAATTAACTTATCCTACAGCAAGTTCTTCATCGGCAACTGGTGGACAAGGTGGTATTAAATTTGCAAAAGATTCAATTACATTCTGTACTTCAGGATTGGTAGATAGGAATAAAGGAACAACATTATCATATTTACATAAGGCAATCAAAGCACTTAATCAACTTAGAATGATTGAGGATAGTCTGGTTATCTACAGATTATCTCGTGCTCCAGAACGAAGAATTTTCTATATTGATGTTGGAAATCTACCGAAAGTAAAGGCAGAGCAATATCTCCGTGACGTGATGATGAGATATCGTAACAAACTTGTATACGACGCATCTACTGGAGAGGTTCGAGATGACAAGAAGTACATGGCAATGCTTGAAGATTTCTGGCTCCCTAGAAGGGAAGGAGGTCGTGGAACTGAAATTTCTACTCTTCCTGGAGGCCAAAACCTTGGTGAAATCACGGATATTGAGTACTTCAAAAAGAAATTATATAGGTCGCTCAATGTACCCCCATCAAGAATGGACGGAGAAGGAGGATTCAATCTGGGAAGATCCTCTGAGATATTAAGAGATGAAGTTAAATTTAGTAAGTTTGTTGGACGTTTGAGAAAGAGATTCTCAAATATGTTTACAGACATGCTTAAGACTCAATTACTTCTAACGAATGTAATTACTCCTGAAGATTGGGAGGTAATGAGTGAGCATATTCAGTATGATTTCTTATATGATAATCACTTCACTGAATTAAAAGAAGCAGAATTGCAGAATGAAAGAATGGCATTACTTGCTACTGTAGAACCTTATATTGGTAAATACTACTCTCAAGATTATGTAAGACGTAGAGTTTTACGTCAAACAGACGAAGAAATTCTTGAAGAAGATAAGAAGATTGAAAAAGAAATTAAAGATGGTATTATTCCTGATCCTGCTGAAATGATGTTAGATCCAGAAGGTAGTGGTGGAATGAGACCGATGCCAATCGAAGGAGAACTTGGTGCTAATGGTGCTGGTGGTGAACCAGATGCTGCACTTAGATCAATGGATGTAGATAGTAAAGCTACAACTATGGATACAAATATAGTTAAACCTAAAGGTGGAGAGATATAATGTCTGAGAATCAGCCCCACAAAGACGAGGCTGGCAGACCATATTTAAAAGTAGATTGGGATGTAAGACACATTCGTTTATTACATACTGCTGTCTCATATTATGTTGAGAAGATGTATCCTAAAAATATAATGGATGTTAGAGGTGAAAAGGAGAAAATGATTGCTATGAAAGAAGCATTATATAAAATTATTCTTGAGTATAATTTTCAGTCACAATAAATAGTGTCTAAATAGATTATAGTTACTCATTTGACACTATTAATATGGATGAACTTATGGACATGATTGCTGCGGATGATTCGGCTTCACAAGTCAGCGATAAGATAAAAGATCTTTTATACGCAAAATCATCACAAAGAGTGGATGAATATCGTCCTGCTGTGGCATCTGGTGTTTTTAATTCTGATAATGCACCTACTCAACAAGAGGTTGATGCAGAATTGGAAGCAGAAACTGAGGTAGAAACTGAAGTTGAACCTGAAGAACAGGATGAGGAGTAATTATAAATAACTAGTAAATGAATTTTAATACTATAAGGTTTGTATAAATGGCACATCAACCCGTAGGAACTGGCTCATCAATAACCGTGTCTGTCGGTGCTGGTCATGCAAGGACAAGTGGAGTAATTTCACATATGTCTGATACATTGAGAGTTGCCATTGTTGGTGATTCAGATTTACAAGGAGCACATGTTGCGATTTCTAAAAGTGAATTTTCACCTGCTGCAGATGCAACCGATTATCTAGTTCTTAAAGATAAGCCTACAACCATTACACTTAATCGACCTTCTTCACAGAGAGTCGTTGGAATTACTACTGGTGCTACAACACTAATAGATTTTCCAGAAGGAACAGGTTCTCCTTTTGGTGTTAATGATATGGTTACTCTAAGAGTAGATGGTCAACCATACTTTGAAGCTTCTGTAGGATTTTCTACAGTAACGAAAGTCTGGAATGGATCTGGAAGAAATGGTAATTTTAGTACTAGAATAACAGTTAACGCTGATACTTCTGGTATTAAAACTGATTATGTTTCCACCAATTGGGCGGAATTGAGAAGTTCATTTAAAGTTAGTTCATTTGGAATTGGTCTTGGTGCAAAAACTGGAGCACTCTATTTCCAACAAGTTCAAATCACAGGGGAAGGTTGATGAAACTCATTACGGAAGAAATTGAATCAGTAGAGTTTCTTGTCGAAACTAGAAATGGCAAGAAGTCCATGTATATTGAGGGTGTTTTCTTACAAGGAAACATAAAGAACCGTAATGGTCGTATGTATCCAATGGAAACTCTTAGGAGAGAAGTTGGACGTTACAACGAAAATCACGTTCAATCTGGAAGAGCTCTTGGTGAACTTGGTCATCCAGAAGGTCCAACCGTTAATCTCGATAGGGTCTCTCATAAAATAGTATCACTTAAAGAAAGTGGTTCTAATTTCGTTGGTAAAGCTAAAATTCTTGGTACACCAATGGGTAAGATTGCATCTTCATTAATTGAAGAAGGTGTAAAATTAGGTGTTTCTTCAAGAGGAATTGGTTCATTGAAACCAACTCGTGAAGGAATTAATGTTGTCGGTGACGACTTCATGTTGGCAACTGCTGCTGACATCGTTGCTGATCCTTCTGCTCCCGATGCATTTGTTGAGGGAATTATGGAAGGAAAAGATTGGGTATGGGATGGAGGTGTTCTTCGTGAGAAGTATGCTGAAAAAACATATAAAACAATCAACACTTTAGTTGATCAAAAGAAATTAGATGAACATAAGTTGAATCTATTTAATGATTTCTTATCAAAGTTATAAGTTATCTAAATAAATATAGTTTAAGTACTCGGTAATCAGAGGGTTTACAAATGTCTCGTGGAGATTTACAAGAAATGGAAGTAGGCACTAAGCAATCCAAGGGTCCTGTTAATGCTAATGCAAAACCAGGTGATCCTATGAAAGGGTTGACAGATCCTGGCAAGGGATTGTCCACTAGTTGGGAAGACCTTGGGGGTCCTACACCAGAAAATTATAAACCAGATAATGATTCAGCTAAACTGAAG